AACGGGTCATATAAGGCCCTGGCCAGCTGCATCCCGTTGACGTCCAGGATCACCTGGACCGGCTGCCTGCTCGTCTGGTTTATCGTGTTATAAGTGTTCGTGGTCGTCTGCAGCGGCTGCACGTTTGCCCGGCCGTTGCTCATGGACAGCAGCTCTGGCCCGTTCTCGCCTACAAGCGCGGATCCGGATGCCAGGCTTCCACCGCCCGCCAGTGCCGGCAGCGTGCCGACGGATCCGATATTGATCCCGAAGAACTTGCCCAGGGCGCTGTCGTTTATTTTTGCGATGAGCTTGTTGATCGCATCGATGCCCTTGTTCACGAAGTCGATGACCGCGTTTATTTTCTCTTTTACGGCGTCCCGGATCTTCTCGAAGATGCCGACCACGTAGTCCTTCGCGTCGGTGAACTTCTGCTTGATCTTGTCCCAGTTTTCGTAGATTGTCTTCACAAGGTCAGCCAGTACAAGGACCAGCGCAGCGATGCCGGCGATCACCAGCGTGACCGGAGATGCCAGGGCAGCCAGGGCCGTGCCGATAACAGGCAGCAGTGGCGCCAGGGTCGCCAGCAGTCCGGCGATCTTTGCGATGATAGCCGCCACCGGGCTGATGGCTGCCACGATGGCAGCGATGATGGTCACGACCTTGATGACCTCCGGGTTCAGGTTGCCGATGAACTCCAGCACCTTACTCAGGGCGTTTACGATGCCTTCGATGGCCGGGGTCAGTGCTTCCAGGGCAGCTGCGCCAGCTTTTGCGAACTGGCCCTGCGCCTGGGCTTTTAACCGGTCGATCTGGTCGTTGACGCGGTTCATGGCGTCCAGGGTGTCCTGGTCCAGGATCAGGCCCAGGTTCTCTGCTTCTTCACCAAGGGCCTTCAGGCTTGCGCCGCCGTCGTCGATAATGCCGGCCAGCTGGTCAGCGGATCTCCCGAAGATCTCCATGGCCAGGGCGTCCCGTTCGGTCTCGTTTCCGACCTTGCCCAGGCGGTCCAGGACCTCGTAAAAGACGTCGCTGCTGTCTCTGAGTGCTCCGGTGCCGTCTCGAACGCTGACGCCTAATTGAGCGAAGACGTCCTGTTTGCCGTCCGTAGCCATCGCCCTGCGCATTTTGCTCATACTGCCGGCGATGTCGTCGACCGATACGTCGACCAGTTCGCTGGCGTACTGCATCTTCTGCAGGTCCTCGGTCGTCAGGCCGGTCTGCTTGCTCAGGGTGTTCAGATCGTCCGCCCATGCTGCCGACTTCACAGCCGCGCCGCCGATGGCCACTACAAGCCCGGCCGCAGCTGCGGACAGCGCCTTGGTCTTGTCTGCGACCATCTGGGCCTTGTCGCCTACAGCAGACAGCTTCGCGCTGGCCTGCTCGGCTGATATGTTGAACTTGTCCTGGGCGTCCTTTGCCTTGTTCAGTTCGGCCTCGGTCTTGACGATCTCCCGGCTCAGGGCGTCGTACTGCTGCTGACCGATGTCGCCACGGGCCAGCTGGTCCGCTGCCTGTTTTTGTGCGTCTTTTAAGGTCTCCAGCTTCTTCGTGGTGGCTTCTACAGCCGATGCCAGGGCCCGCTGCTTCTGCTCCAGCAGCTCGACGTTCGTCGGGTCGAGCTTCAGGGCCTTGTTGACCTCTTTTAGTTCGTTCTGGGCTTCCCGCGCCTGCCCGTTGACGCCCTTCAGTGCCTTGTCCAGCCCTGTGGTGTCGCCTCCGATCTGGATTGTGATGCCCTTAATGTTGTTTGCCATTTCGGCCTCCTCTTATCCGAAGATCTTCCGGATGTCGTCCTGGTCGCCCTTGACCGGGTAGTCCTCCTGGTCGTTTGCCTTCTCGGCCAGCAGGTCGTAGACCATGCCGATGGTCATGCCCGCCAGGGCTTCGTCTGAAAGACCCAGCTCCGCGCAGCGCAGCATGAAGACCGCGCCGTTATAGGGCCGGGTCGTGGATTTCATTTTTTTTTAGCTTTGGACGTCGTGCTCTGGCTGCTGACCCACAGCTCGACGATGTCCGGCATAATGTTGTAGATGGTCATCGTGTCGGTCAGGCTTCCCAGCCAGGCTTCTACGGTGTCGCCTACGTCCTCGCCACCGGCGCGCAGCATAAGCCACGCCAGGTTCTCGATGACGGACAGATCCATGCTGTCCAGGGCGTTCGGATCTGCCAGCAGTTCGGCAGCCATGCCGTCCGGATCCTTGCGGGCCCGCTTCAAGGCTTCCGCTGATAACTTGATCCCGCCCAGCAGCTTCTGCATGTCCACGATCACGTCCCGGCCGAACTCCTTCCGGTACTGCCTCGGCAGCAGTGCGTTCGCGTCTACGGTCCGTTCTGTTCCTTCGATGTTGATTGTCTTCCGCATGTAGTCCTCCTCCTATATGCACGAAAAGGCGGACCCGAAGGTCCGCCGCTCTTTGCTGGTTGGTTAATTACGCAGGGATCTGCACCGCCGTGAACCACGCCGTCTTGGTCGCGTCCGGGGTTGCATCCGTCGTTCTGGCCTTAATAAGGCCTGCCTGGGTTGCCGGGCCGGTGACCAGCGGCAGCGCCTCGAACTCGAAGGTCTGGGTGACCGGCTCGACTTCTTCGGCGACCGTCTGGCTGCCTGCCGAGGGTTTGCTGGTCGGCACCACTCTGTAGAAGCAGTTCAGCTCCTCGTCCTGGTCTCCCTCGATCTGGAAGAGAAGGGCGAAGGGCTTCGGCTGGATGCCGGTCTTCTCGTACAGGACCTTGCTGGTGGCGTCCAGGTCCATGCCCCAGACGTCCTGCAGCATCGCGTCGTTGATCCGGGCCATCTCCAGCTCGCCGGTGTACCCGTTGTTCGCGAAGGTCTTGTAGTATGCCACGTTATCGGCATAGAAGGTGCCGTCGGTGCCGTTGCTGTCCAGGGTAAGGCTGACGGCGCCCGGAACTGCCACCGGGGTGGCGTAGGTGTTCGCAGTGCCGTCGGTGCTCTCGGTCAGTACGGCATAATAAACATTCTTCAGTCCAAACCGGACTTTGTTCTCTGCCATGTTTTGGCCTCCTTATAACTGGAAGACCGTGAACTGGCAGCGCTCGTCGTCCAGGTACTCGGTCTCCTTCGTGTAGTAGAGCCCTGCCGCCGTGAAGGCCTGCTCGAACAGTGCCTCGGTGGCAAGGTCTCGGTCTTTGGTGTATAGTTCGACGCTGATCCGGGGCCGGCTATAGTAGGCCACGTTGTCCGCCGGGAACGTGTACGCCTGCTGCTCGAAGAAGCAGACGTAGGGCAGAGCCGGCGCCTCATTGATTGGCCACTGGTAGTAGGTCACCTTGTTCTCGAAGCCCGGAACGCCTTCCAGGATCTCGCGCATCTGTTTAATGGTCATTTATAGCCTCCCGCAGTTCCTTGACGAAGTCGTCGATGGCTTTCTGCTCTGCTGGTTTCCAGTGTGTGAACGCTCTGGTGCGTCCGCCGTTTGCCGTGGCGTGCCCGTACTCCAGCAGATGTGTCAGCCGGTACTCGGGCGCCTTGGCGTAGATGATCTTCTTGTGCACGAGCCGTTTTTCCTTCAGGCTGCGGACCCGGATGCTCTTGCGATAGGCTCCGGTGCCTTTTATGCCTGAGGACTTGATGCCCTCGCGGACGTTTGCGGCTGCCTGCTTTGCGACCTTCTCGGTCACGTACCAGACGTCGTAGTCCACCGCGCCGGCGAACTCTTGCAGCGCTTCATTGATTGCCAGGGCGAACTCCTCCACGGTGTAGCTGTTAGCCATTGGCGTCCTCTGGGACCGTCGGGTCGTTGGTGTTGCCCGGTTTTTCTTCCAGGTACAGCTCCAGCGTGTCGCCGCTCCGGAAGACTCGATAGATGCCGAAGTTCTTCAGCGTCCCGTTGGTCTCCATCTGCAGGATCTTCTCGCCCTCGTAGTCCGGTGCAAACATGTTGACCCGGTACTGTGCCTGCAGGCCGTTCTGCCCTGCTGCCGACCACTCCGCCCGGGTCACGCTCTCGCGCTCGCCCAGAAGCTGGCGCCGGCTCAGGCTGGCCACCAGCTGTCCGATCTCGTCCTTGACGTAGGTCTCCTTGACCAGATAGAAGTCGATCGCTTCAGCCATTGCTGCCGTCCCTCCAGTTTGTATAACCGGTCATGGTCTTAAGCTGTGCCAGCATGATGTGGTAGATGTCCCGCCACTCGTCCTTGTCCTCGTGGTTGCCGAAGCGCCATTTGACGTATGCAACCACCGCAGACTTGACCATCGGGGACGTCGGGGCGCCGGTTTCGTCGGTGGCCACCGTCACGTTCATCGCCTCCAGCTCAGCCATGCACGCCTGGATCAGCATCGACAGCTCAGCGTCGAAGGCTGTCGAAGTGATCCGCAGCGCGGTCTTTACA